GCGACCTTTAGTTACGGAGGTTTGTTCATAAGCGGTGATACATTCACCAGCGAACATTTTAAGGAACAGGGCAAGGCGGTCGTTACCACCTTGGATTAGACCGGGAGCGGCTACAGTAATATCTGCCATTAGTTAAATAATCATCCTTTCGGGAATAAAAATAGACAGCCACAAGGCTGCCGTTTAGAATATGTCGGAATTAGCTACACGAGCTTCTACAGACTGAGTATACTTAGCATCTCGACCATATCGAGGGTCGGACATTGCTTTAGTCATTTCTGCAATATTAGAGAAACTTTTAGTTGCTCCAGAGGTTGCGCTGCCTAAGACAGAACCATTTGCAGTTCCGTTCTTGGCTACCATCTGTGCCTTAACACCATTCAAGTATTCCTTGATAGTAGGCAGGTCAGCGGTGGTCATAATAGTATTAAAAGCGGCTACCTGTGCGTCCCCTTGGGATTTCACAAAGGCTGCCATGCGATTAAAACCCTCAGTGCCACCTGCATATTCCTTGACGGTTCCTACGAATTTGTCAGCGGTCGCTTGGAGACCAGCAATACAGGCATCTACAGCGGCTTTCGGATAACCTGCTGCTTCCAGCTCAGTGTACTGTGCCTCAGTCAAAGCACCAGCTTCATCATAGGTTCTTTGCAGCTCGTCAAAGTTTAAACCTTTGTCGGTAACAAGCTGCTTAACCTGTTCCGTAGTGGCTTTAGCTTCGTTTACTTCTTTCTGTACGACATCATCAGGGTTCGGAGTTGCTACCTTTTCTTCATTATCGGCAGCCTTATCGTCCGAGTTTTCACCTTCCGATGATGTTAAATCTACTTCCTGACCGTTTGACACAACTTCAACTTGTGAGAGGTCGGGTTCGGTAACGGCAGGAACTTCTTCGGTTGCCACGGTTTCTGTGACAACTTCTTGATTTTCAGTGGGTTCCATTTGTTCCTCCTTGTTATTGAGTAGGAGCCGCTTCTTGTCCTTCTATGAGACCTTTAGCGACATTAGGTGTTGCTGCTTGTGCCATTTGCATCATGGCTTGCTGTTGCATTTCTTCTTGCATCTGCTCATCAGATTTAACCAGACCAGTAGTGTCGAGGTTGTGAGCAGAAGCCAGAGAGATAATAGCGTTACCCCAGTTGATACGCTGTTGAGCCTCAGGGATGTCCCTAACAGTCGTTAAGAAACTTGTCATTTTGCTTAGATCGTGACCACGACCAAGAGCTTCAATGCCTGTGGTGATTGCTGGCTCTATCATGTTGTCAGGAATCTGAGGGAGCTGTCCTGTAGCTTGAAGCTGGGCAAGCAGTCTCCGTACCAGTGGAAGCTGTAGTTCTTGCGACAAGATAGAGTAGATACCACCTAAGGTATCCTCAAGTTCCCCAGCGACATACCGGATTTCCTCAGCAGTGACACGTTCGCCACTTCTTTGGACAGCAGAGTTGAGCATAAAAACATAAGACAGCCGAGCTTCTAAGGCATCTGCTGTCTGTTTTGCTATCTGCATATCTTGGGACTTTTGAAGTTGTAGTGTCTGGATATCTTCGAGGCGACCCGGTGCGAATCCACCGTTTTTCGTTGCGGTTACTTTACGAACCTGTGTGATACCATTGGGGTTCACGAGATTAATTACAGTTGCAGCGATAGCGGCTAATTCAACGATTGCCTTTTGGAGTCCCTCAAGTGACTTAAGGTCACCAAGGTATTCTTCGACATAACCACGACCATAGGACTCACCATCGAGCTTGACAAGGCGCAGAGGTATCCACGGGCATTTATCTTTTGGATAGTTATTTTCAGTTCCCGGTATCTGCTTGCCGTCTACTTCTTGGTAGGAGTACATTCGGTCATCTTCATTGCTGTAGTAAACATGGGTGTATACGACTATTTCTTCTTCGGGTTTCTTATTGGAATCAATTAGAGACCTTACTTCCTGTGGGAGCGTAGCAACAGTTAGTTTGTCGGTTGCTATAAGCTGTATCACGTTTCCTAAGGCATCCCTTTGGATTACATAGGAGTTAAGGCGATAGAGCTTAATGCCTCCTTCTTTCGGAGGGAGGAACAGACAACAATTACCAGCGACCAAAAGCTGTTTGATAGCTTCATTGATGGTTACCCTTATCTGGTATGTCTCAATGCAGTTGAGAATGATTTGCTCCATCTGAACGAGCTTTTGCTCAATCTCATATTTAGCGTTGGCATCAGCCTCAAAGTATTCTGCAAGGTCATCACGCAGTGTCAATTTGTAGAAGGGGGCATTAGGAGGGAATAACGCCAAGAGTAACTTAGCAGTTAAATTGTTTAACCCTCTGGCTCCTACGGATTGATAAGGGGTCTCATATTTGGTATCTTTGTTGTCGGCTTCCTTCGGGAATAAAGAAGGAATTGTGAGCTTTGCACATTCTTCTGCCCTTGTGATATAAGATTTACGGTCGTTTTCAAGGCGATCATAAAGCTCTTTTGCCTTTTCGACAAGCTCTATTGCCATTAGATGTTCAACCCGGTTCCTCTGGTATTGCTGATACCAATAGTGAGGGACTGTTTACCAGTCTTCTTTTTCTTAGACTCAGTGGCTGTATCGACATCAGCGACAGTAGTTGTCTCAGGGGCAGCAACAGGAGCGGCAGCAACAGGGGCAGGAGTTGTTTTAATTTTTGGTTTGTTACACATGGTACCTCCTGTTCTACATATTTACTGGATTGTAGCCAGTAGAGGTGGAGTTCATTTTGATTTTCAAGGCATCTCTGCCTTTCTTCTTGTTGAAAGCATCGCTATCTCCACCATAGACAGGACTTTCAGGCTCAGTAGCTTCCGTGGAAGGAAGGAGCTGAGAAGCTGTTACCTGTGTGTTAGCAACGCTTGGTGACTTGACTTTAAAACACATTAGGTGTCATAGTCCTCCGTTCTCGGTGGATTTGCTAAAGCCTCACAAACTTCTAAGACCGCCTGTACGCCTTTCATATATCCAATATGTTCATCATTGTTAGCGTGTTGCTTCCTCATCAGTTCAGAGAAACTAAAGACTTGTTTGAGATACTCTAGGTCTCCTTTAGGTAATATAGGAATCATAGAGTCTTCGAGGTCGAATATGTAATCACTTCCTCTCCTCACTTATCTGGAACGATAGTGTTTTCGTTATATGTGGAACAATTAATTTGGCGACCAGAGGATAGGCTTCTTTGCGGTAAAGTCATAATCGGAAGCCCTTAGAATCCTAGCGACTCTCGCCTGAACCAGTGCATCACTTTCGGCCAACCCCTTCTTCTCAAAAGCAGCCACAACGGTTTCCCAAGTTGGTGACTGATCTAAAAGTTTCTTAGCGGAGACTGCTCCACAGCCCGGACAGCCCTTATAGTTATCCGTGGTGTCACCTATAAGAGTCTGAAAGAGGTGCCAGTAGTCGGCTTCTTCCTGAGTGATGTCGTAAAACTCATTTCTCAGGAAGTCGTAGAAGCGACCAGGAATCGTTTTGAAATCCTTATCACCCGACACAATAATTGCATTGCTATTTTTCATTGTCGAAAGGATACCAATACAATCATCAGCTTCTAAGCCCGGTCTCTGGTAACAGTTGTAGTTTTCTTCGACCCACTGTTTAACGCCGTAGTAGCAAGTAGGCTTGCGTTTATCAGCTCTATTGAGTTTGTAAGTCGGCAGCACCTTTTTCCGGAAGTTGTCTTCATCGGAGAAGCACATAACGATCTCATATTCACCTTCGTGTTTGTAGTGTTTCAACACCTTCTCCGTTAGAGTAAGCACTGAGTCGTCTACCTTCACCTTGGCTTCCCCTGCATCCGCATGGAGAGTCCAGAGGTCACCATCCCATTGAATAGGTGTCTCGACAGACGAGGTAGCTCTGAATACTGTCATATCAGCATCAAAAAGAATTTTGAGCGTCATTAAAAATCTCCTTCTGTTTTGTCAGTGCGTATGCCTTTGAACCTTGGTTCCCTTAGGACTCCTTTGGTACTCTCAGACATAGCATCAATTTGAACTATTTTACCTACGATTTCATCATAGAAGAACTCAGACCACCAGCGTTTCCGTTGGGCATCCGTGAGACCAGTACCGACAATAACTTCTTTGCCGTCTCTGAACTGGCAGACAAGTGCGCCAACCATCCCTGTGTATTTCCCGGTTCCCTCTTGGAGGCTCAGGACTTTCAGGTCGTAGCTAATGTCCTTCTTAACTTTCATCATGGTTTCATTACGTTTACCAGGGAGGTAGCCGACACTTGGGTCTCTAACTACCAAGCCCTCACCACCTGCATTCCAGATACGCTCTGCTGCTTTGTCGATTTCTGACCAAGTGTAAGCAAAGTATTGAGGAACAAGGAAGGTATGGTGGTAGCTCTGCCAGAACTCAATGCGGTTTAGCTCTTGGCTTCGTTCTTCATAGGGACGAGCTTCACAGGTTCCCCAGAACTCATCGAGGCTCAGGGCATCATGGACATAAGCCCCAACTTCGTAGTGCTGGGCTTTAGTGTCTCGACACCAACCGCTGATAGTAGGCTGGGGGACACCCTTGGCGTATCCTTCAAAGATAATGATGTCGGTGCCAAGGGTCTTAGAGATGTCGTACAGCTCAGGCTTGAGGTGTTCAAGGCTCAAGTATTCTTCACCTGTGCGACTAAAGATATGGACACTTGTGGTATCACATACGGCAAAACAAAAGACACCATCAAGTTTCTCTGAGTACATCAAGGGAAACTGAGGTGTCTTTTTGTTATTCATTTTTTCACGTGGGAGACAGAGCTGGACAAGATGTGACTTATCACGAGGAAAGTCCGGGTAGTAGTCAAAGAAGGTCTTAGCTGTTTTCTTTTTGGTTACCATTAGGCTCTCCCTTCGTAAACAAGCCACACCTACAGACACTGTAAGACCTCATATATCTGCATGGACAAATGGAGTCTTCATTACGGACGTTTTGGCAAGGACAATACATCCTCCCATACTTAACTACTTGCCCTAAGAATTTGTCTGATAATGCGTCAAGGCGTTCTTCTGAGCGGACAGAGTAACCATGTTTGTCGGCGATACTTTGGAGTTCTTTTTTATAGTGTGGGGTCAATTTTCACTACCTCCTATAGCATTCTTATCTTTCTTCCAAAGGCTCAAGTTGTATTCTAATTCAGAAGGGATACCTTTCCGTTCTAACTTTTCTATTAGAAAACTTTTTTCAAGATTACCTCTATACATCGAAGGTGGAAACTTCTCTGTATATAGACGTTCCTTTTTATCAAGACCACAAAGTTCACATCTACTGTGTTCATAAATAATTATTTCATCAAAATCATTAGAGAAACGTGTTTTTAAATCTGAAAAGTACATACCCCTTTTTTTATAACTATGGTTACATTTTGGTTTTTCTTTTATTTTGATGTCCCACCACATAGCTTATCTCCTGTAATATCCTTAGTTTTCAAAGTGTATCCACAAGGGCACTGAATGGTAACCTTAGTGGGTTCTACAAGGTTACCTAAGGTCAATAATGGTCTTTTACATTTAGGGCAGGAAATATTGACAATAGTCGGCTTTTTCTTCGCCATATTATTTTTTGACCTCCTGAGTTACCTTGATAATTTTTTCTACGACTTTATCAAGTGCTTTATCAACGGTTTCCCCAGTGACCTGTAGGTTATGAGGGGTCACCTGTTTGGCAATCAGCATTTTGTACATAGTGTCTTTAGATGGTGCAAGGAATGCTAAAAGGGAAGTTGCAATAAATAATACACTGAAAATGGTAATAGCAATTTTTATGATTTTATTCTCTTGACTTGTTGGTAAATCAGCTTCCATAAGATAGAGTGGGAAGGAGCAAGCTAACACCACGCCCAGTATCCCTACACATATAGGGGCTAGTTGTAGCTTTTCCACCAATTCTATCCAATAGAAAATCATAGGGTCAATAATAGGTTCATACATAATTAATTTCCTCCTTAGTAGTAAACCCTGACAATCCTTTGCTGTCTGCCAAAGTTTATGGCATCTCTGTAATTGTCAAAGTAAATATCAATTTTGTTAATGTAACCGCCACCAAAGCGGTCTTCAACGGTATAAAGGTGACCATCAATTTCCACGAGGGTACCAAAAGGTAAATGGTCGGCAGCTATTGTACGACCTTGAGTAGCCTTAGTGCCACTTGCGGTTATCCCATCAGCCTTACCACATTCCTCAACGGATGCAGTATAGGCTGTCAGGGTAACCTCTTGGAAGTAAAAGGTTGCTAAGAGAAACAGAAGGAGTTTTAAAGTTTTCATCTAGTTTCTCCCTGAGCCCATTGAGTAGCCATAGCTTTTGCTATCCCAGAGAATGTCTTGCTTCTATTCTTGGCA